AGGGAGTACATACTTTATTTTAGTAAAAAACAAACAAAAACTAAAAATTATAAGTGTAGAAACCTATAAAATCTAAATTAACGGCATATCGTACGTTAAATGATACGGTATATGACTATGATTTAAATTTAAAAATTGATCTAAACTCATTTGACTCATATATCCGAAATCTAATCTAAAGACATGTTTAAAAACACGCAAATTACCCTGGTGCATGATTCTCAAGTCTAAAACACCATTCTTCTTTAACTTCAAAACTCTTTCATACCCACCAATAAAATACTCGAAAAAACTAACGAACTTAGGTTGACTAACTCCTCCTAATACATAGTAAGAAAATAATCTAGTAAAAGCTACATTGGCTGAATTGAAATGACTTTCAGGATACAAACAATGTTTGAAGATATCTAGTTCACCTTTATCTAAACGATTTAAATTTAATTTATATCCAATGAAAGATCTGTCGTTAGTATTTCCTGGTGGAGTAACGGTGCATTTATCTGGATGTAATTCCATATCGAAAAGTTTCTTGGCATAGAAAGACATTTTTTCAAGATCGGGTGATGAAAAGGTCTTAAATGAATAATCGTCTCCAACAATTCGTTCATCGAAATGATGTCCTTCATTTTCCATAAGGTACTTGATGGTTCCTTGAACAACGTAGTTAGCCATTGAATTCATTAACAAAGTTAGCAGTGTTCCAGTTGGAATACCAGCTTGTCGTTGAAGAATAAAGCCATTTGGCAAAGCCACAGCGCCACCACAGTAGTCGTCGATTAATCTATCATATAAATCGGAATCTACTTCATCGTCGAATATATAAAGTCTTTTGATAGTTTTTAAAACATCTTCAAGAACAAATCGACTGCGAAAAGAATCCCATGAAGAGAAATCGGTGTTAACGAACCAAGCTTCATCGTCAGATTGTAGATATTGTCTTAGTCTATTGATAGTCTGTTTACCAGTCAAAATCAAATTTTTGAATTTCTCATTATTAAACATGAAATCATAGATGTTACGGAACATGTAATTTTCTAAGATAGTAGTTGTATAAGGAGTAACCCAAACGGGACGAGACTTATTTTGATCATTAGGTGAAAGATGACCACGCATAGCGAATTTATAAGGCACTAAATCCCAATAACCGTAGCGAAGGTATTGACGACGTTGGCGTGCAAGACGTAAAGCTTGATCTTTAACTTGACCTTTTTTCTTGCCCATATATTCATATCCGGCAGAAGTATTCTCAGGTAAATTTTTAAGCATCTGATCGTATGGTAGTGGCGTAAATGATCCTGCTTGAGCGAAAAGATTATACAAATCATCGAGAGCTGAGGCATAGG